CCGACATGATTTCGGCTATTTCAGGCGACGCCGTATCGAAGTCCACCCAATCCAACGCGCTCTTGTCTTGCGTTATCTCGGCGTGCTTCAACGACATTTCCAGCCACCGCATGAAGCCGGCAACGTCTTCTGACGCCATGCCTTTAGCCATCGGTGACGTGTACGCGATATTGTAACTGCCTTGCGCCTCGATCAATTCGGGCGGCATTTGCAAACCGTACTTCTCTGTCAGAATGCCTTGTTCCGCCAGCAACGATATTTCGCGTTCGATCTGCGGGCCTAAGTCTTCACTCTGCAAACGCCCCATCGTCGGCGCGACAAGAGACGCCTGCGTAGCCACGCGCTCGACAACTTCGGTGGCCGTCATGTCAGACGCTTCCGTGAGCATCTGAAACAGCGTCACAAGGAAGCTATCCTGAATGTCCGTACGCTCGTCTTCAAGCAGTTTTTCAGCCACCTGAAAGTTGCTTCCCGTTTCGAGCGCTTTGATAAGCTGTTGGCCTTGCCCATTGATACCGCCGTACAGCACAGCGCCGGGGCGTATGTCCACGCGGCCGGACAACACGCCGTCGTCATTGGCAAGTATCGTCGGATCGACCGCTTTCTGTCCTTGCTTAAGGACGGTCTTTTTCATGGCGGATACACCGCCGAGCGCCGGCAAGGCTTCAAGCGCAGGGCTGTAGCCGTACGTGTCGCCCGGTTCGGTGAACGTACGCGGCGTCACCATCGGCATATTGAGGAAGCCGTCTTCGTCGCCAATGTACGTTGCGTCGTCAACACTTAGGTAATTCGAGCATACAGGGTGGCGACGCGCATCTAGCGCGTTCGCATCGTAGTCGCCGCCACGCTGCATAAGAACGTGGATAAATTCGAAGAACGCGCTTTCACTTGGAACCGGCTTTGTTAGCTCCGCCTTGATCTTCGGCGGTGCGTCTCCGTCTGGAAACTTCAATTTGAATTGACGCGCATTCAGCCAGAAACGGCGGAAGATGCCAACGACAACCCCGGCGTCGTCTGTCAAAACGAACACGTCACGCAGCGGCCACGTCTTATATGCAAAGCCGCCGTTCGGATCAATCGGCGTCGGCTTACGCCACGTGATCGCTTTCGGACCCATGCCGTACACGCCAATCGACGCATACATTTCACCTTGCGCCTGCACGAAGCGCGCCCGTGGCGAATACCGCCGCTTGAACAGTTCCATGTTCAAACGATCAAAGAACATACGCACCGTGTACGACTTCATAAGGTACGGGTCGGACGCTTCGATCTTATGCCACCGCATGTTGTCCGGCGTCATAATGCGGTTAAGGATCGAGGCGAATTTTTTAAGGCTCCGTGTTCCTGTGTTGTCATACGCAAAGCGACGCACTTCGGCGGCGTTGGCGTTCTGCACGGAAGGCCCGGTTGACTGCCAGGACGAATAGTGTCGCGGCAAGCAATACGCCGCGCACATTTTCCAATCCGCCTCTAGCGGACCGCGAAGCGTCTGCGCTTCCCTGTACAGCGCGATTGTGTCGCGCGCATCCGGCCTTGCCATATCAGCGCCCTACGTTGCCGAGTAATCGGACCACCGCAGAGCCGCTGTCAGCGCCGGTTCCGCCTGTTAGCTCCGTAGCCGCCCGTCCGCCTTGCGAACCCCAAAAGCGGGCGCGCTGTGCCGCGCCTGCCGCCTGTATTTCCGTGTCGCTCCGCGACGGCGGGGGAGGCGCGGGCGTTGGCGTGGGTGTCGCGACTTGCTGTCCGCCGCCGAATAAAGCTGACATGGTGCGTTTTCCTAATATCCCACGGGATCGTATTCGGTGATCGCCATTTCGCGTTTCATACCTATACCACGTGTCAAGTTTGCATCGCGACGTGCAATCGTAACGCCGAACGTTAACGACAGTGTATCGCCACGGTCCGGCGATGACAAGCCCGTACGCTTTTTCATATCTTCTTTCGCTTCCAACTTGATACGCTGTTCCGCCCTATCAAGCGTGTATTGTATGGTGGTCAACTGCTTAAACAGAATGGGATCGTCACCGATGCAACCTTGATTGACAAGCCAATCGCGCATCTTCGCCCATAGCTCGCAACGTTTGTTGACGTAGTGCTGTGGTTCATGCGACGGCGAACCGGGATGCACTTCGATCACTTTGTATCCACGGTCGCGCAGAATGTCGATTACACCGCTGCCCGGTCCCGTGCTTTCGATCACGATAGCGTCTGGCATTTCCTTGTTGCACAAGTCCATGGCGATTTGCGCCACGCGTACAGCCGAGAGGCGGCGGAACGTTAGCATTTTACGCGAGCGCGCATCGCGACCTTGCCGCCAGCCGAATACCGTTTCGTCGTCGCCGAACCGCGCCACGTCGATTGACATAATGAGCGGTGCGCCACTGTCGTACACGAACTCGCGCTGGATAGCGTCGTGAACCGTATCTGTGCTGATAAAGCCGTTGTACGACTGCGCCGGGAAGATGCCTAAGAAACGTACCTTGGCTTCGTCGCTGTCTTCGCCGCCAAGCATTTTTATCGTGTCGTTGATATACTGCTTGTTAGCGAACGACACTTCGCGACTGTCTATGCGATCCGTGTTATAGAACTCTGCGTTCTTATCGAAGCAATCGGCAAAGTCGCCCACGGGTTGCGTCGGGTTTCCGAAGGCGAAGAAAAAGCCCTCGCCGTCCGTAAACGCGCCTATGGCGACTTCCCATATCTTCGCATGAATGCCGGACGCTTCGTCAAATATGACGAACACCGTCTTGCCTTCGTTGTGCAATCCGGCGAATGCTTCCGTGTTCGTCTCGCTCACGGTGGCGGCTTCCACCATGTAGTTCTTCTGTCTGTCTTCGGGATACTTGGCGAAAAAGTATTTCGTCGCTTCCCACTTGAACCAGTGCTTGCATATGAGCAAGTTGTGCCACTTCGCCAGTTCCGGCCACGTCTTGCTCGCCAACTGTGCGGCGGTGTTCGCCGTAACGACGCCGCGCGTGTCGGGCCTTGTACACATAAAGAAGTGGTTTAACCACGCCACTAGCGCAGACTTGCCGACGCCGTGGCCGGACACGCGAGCGCTGCGCCATACCATCATATCGAGGCCAAGCGCTTGACGCTGTAAGTTTTCGTGTATGTGTACGCCTAGCTCGACTAGGAGTTTCTTTTGCCACGGCTCCGGCGACTTGCGGTCCTTCAACGGATTGGCCGATCCGTCCGGCATTGTCGGTTCGCCCCACGGGTAGGCGAACATGACGAAGCCGTACGGATCGTCGTAAAAGCTGGCGATCTTCTCGGCTAGCGCGGCTTCCGCTTGCGGGCTGTATCCTTCATTCGCCATATGCTACACACGCACGTTGAAAGGAAACCCTGCCATGGTCCCGATGGACGTTTACCCGCTCGTGATGAAGGCCATAGACGACATTGGGAACGGGCGGACCCTTACGCGCGCCTGTGACGCCGCAGGGCTTTCCGTTGCCACGTTTAAGCGCTATGTTACCGACACGCCGGAATTGCACGATCTGTTCAACGACGCCGAGCAACGCGGCCACGATGCGCTTGCCGACATATTGCTGGAAATCGACAGTCATCCTGTGTACGGCTCTACAGACCCTAAGCAGCAAAAAGTTGTATCGGACAATATCAAGTGGTTCCTTGCGCGCAAGCGTCCACAGCAATACGGCGACCGCGTTATTGTGGAAAACAAGATCACCGCTGACAAAGCCATTATCGACGCTTTGTCGCGCGGCGCTCAACGTGCTATCGCGGCAAAGGTGTTGGAAGGCGTGACGTACACTGTGATCGACGCCGATGCTATCGACGTTGATTTGCTCGACTTCATTTAGTCCGACGTAGGTTTTTCGTCCGGCGCGGTCCTGTAGCGTTCAGCCTTATCTTCTGCGGCTTTCTCCGCCGCTTTGTGCGCAGCTATGGTTGCCTCGCGTTGCTCATCGCGCAACCCCGCTTCGATACGGCGTTGCAGCGTGATCGCGAACGGCGCGGCTGCAAGCCCTTCTTTACGGACCAGTCCGTCGAGCAAATCCACAACGGTCGTTGCTTCCTGTACGTCTAATTCCAATTTCATTTTCTACACCAATCATGCCCGTTGATTGTAAATTTTACGAACCTATCACTAGGATGCGGGTACGCTGCCGCCTCTCCGACAACATCGTACAGCCACGGAGTGCCAGGGTTTTGCGCCAGTACAACGACTTTCTTTTCATAAACGCCTTGAGACACGCAAGGATGCGCGCCCTCTCTTGGCACTAGAACGTCGTAGGGCTTATATCCAAGCCCTTCTTTGTACGCGTCTATCAAAGGTTTCTCAGAGTGTGTCATTTAATCGTTCGTTGTTTTCGCAGCGAGATAGTACGTGGTCCCGTTGATGACCATCGTAACCGTGCGATTAGGTGTCGTTGGGCTTACGACGTTGACGGTGTTCGTGAGCCTTACGGGCAAGCCGATTTCCACTCTATCCGAATACGCGCGCATAGCGAGCGTACCGTTTCGCAGAAAGATTAGATCGTGATTGCTATCGGTTTGCAGATACACCGCGCCGCTTCCACCGCGAAACGTACCGAACACCGTACCGTCGTCAACTTGGAGCGCACCGCCGTTCGTCGTGTTCGATATACGCCCCCACGTGAACCCCGCTATCGCTGTCACGAACGCGGGAGCGCCGAAACCGAAGTTGCCGGAGTTATCAATCGAGAACAAGTCAACACCGCCCGCTTGATAGCAGAACGCCGACTTGCTGCTTGAATACCGGAGGTTCTTGCTGTCATCCTTTTTCAAGGATATGAGTTGGTCTTGATACAAACGCAGACCGACCAGCGTGGCGTACGGCGTCGTCGCTGTGGCGTTTGATGTATCCGATACGTCGATTGCAACGTCCATCGGGCCGCGCGCGTAGTACCCTTTCTGCCACTTCGAAAACCACGCTCCGGTCGTCACGCTGCCGTCACAGCCGGCGAAGAAAGCCCACGATCCCTCGCCGTAACCTGACGGGTTTAGATCGGTTGTCCCTGTGCTTTTGATATTCGATGATACACCGACGCGCACGTGGTTGGCGTCCGTACCGTCGCCGTGTATGTCGAACTCGCCGGACACAAGCAGTTCGGTGGGATCGGACAAACCGGGGAAGTCTATGGCGAGAACGTTAATTCCCCACGTACCGCCGGCGTCGGCTTTCTTGCGATAGCCGGCGAAAAGGCCCGCGCCGTTCTGTCCTCTGTAACCACCGGACAAGTAATTCCGGCCGTTGTTGAGTAGTACGCTGATGCCCCATTCGTACGGCTTACCGTTGTACCCTGCACCGCCGCCGTACGGGTTAGTGGTCGCGTCGTACGCGTCGCTGTTGTGAACCGAGTTGGCGACCCGGAAGGCGCTGTTTATAGACGCATCCGTACCGCCTGTGATACCGGAAGTCCTGTTTATGTTCGCAGTCGCGATATCGTCCGCCACGGTCTGAAACGCCACGACGTTAAAGCGGTGGTCGTTCGCGTACGGGGATATATCAAGCAGCGCGATATTCGACGTTTTAACGTTCTCGAATACGCCGCTGATTGAATTGTAGGCACGAATACCGCTCATCGTACAACCCCAAGTCGCGCTTTGAGTACCGGGCTTGTTCCGCCCGTCAAGACTGTACGCACGAACCCTTCGGCGATCGGAATGTCGGAAACGCCGCCATTCTCCGTGGCGACCACGCTGTCAATGTCAATCCACGTGGTCCCGTCTGGCGACCACTGTAGCTGCGCCGACGTACCGCCCCACGTTCCGTACACCGCCCAATTATAGCGGCCGGCGCTGACCGACACGGCGGCTGCGATTGTGTCTGAATAGTTCGCCATGTCAGCGTACTTTCTTTTCGGCTTCGAATTGTTGCAAGTTGGCTTTCAACGATACACCGGAGCCGCCCGTGATCGTCGTACGCACCTTGCCTTCGGAAATCGGGATTTCAATAAAACCGCCGTTGGCTGTAGCACTTATACCGTCAAGCGCAATCCAGTTGGTCCCGTTGTCAGGCGACCACTCCAACTGCGCACTAGCGCCGCCCCACGTGCCGTACACAGTCCAACTGTAATAGCCGTCCTGTACGGACACGCCGGCTGTGTCGATAGTGTTGTAAAAATTAGCCATGGCGGCGCATAGCCTTGTAAAAGAAAAAGCGCCCCGGCATTACACCGGAGCGCTGTATTGTGTCAAACGTCTAACGTTTATACGGAAGCCTTACGGCGTCTGTGTAGGATGCCCGTTCGCTGCGTTCAACTCGTCCACGGTTGGCATGTTCGCAACGTCGTTTGGATACTTGCCAGCGATAGACGTACCGACAGTGGTAAGCGACGTTTCATGTTCGCCGCGCTTGCGCCCTTCATGTCGTCCCTGCGTCGCCGCTGCGTGAGCGGCCTCTCGGTCGGCAAGCAGCCCTTTCAATCGTGCGATTTCCAAATCGCGTTCCTTGATATCGCGAATGCGGTTCATCAAATCGTCGTTGAGCATATCGAGCTTCTGTTTCGTCTCGTCTGGCAAATCAGCCACGGCGGCTGCATTCACTCCACCGTCTTCGTTCCGCAACGCCATCTGCGGCGCTCCGTTCTCACCGAACAGTTTGTCGGCCGTCAACGTATCGTTTGGGTTTGGCCGCACCGACGCTCCGCCTTCCGCCGTCATATCGTCGCCTTGCGGCTGCATACGTGGGTCTGTCGATCCGGCTCCCACCGTATCAGCTTTTGCCGCCTCAACCACTTCATCGCCTTTTGGCGTCTCGACAGGTGTAGCGCCTTCGCGCTTTCCTTCCACATTGCCAGACGCTTCTGCGGCTAGCTTCTCGTCCACTTCCGTCAACGACTTGTCAACGCCGGCCGTGAGCTTCGGATCGTGTTCGGTCTTCGTCATCGTACCGTCGTCTTTCAACGACCACACGGTCTCGTCCTTCATGTACACTTTGCCGTTGCCCACATAGGACACTTTTGCGTGGCTGTATCCTTTAGGCATAATCATCTTGCGTTTTGTCATGGTATGTTCTCCCGTTCCTGACCACTGGTGATAAGCGTTTAACACGTGTTGACGTTCCCGCCAATTCCCCCTATATAACCCGTGCGTGTGTGACTTGTCCTCTCCGCGCAAAACCCCGGATCGAGCTTTGCAGATCGCCACTTTGCAAATGTTCTCCGGGGTTTCTTTTTGCGCTTAAACGCGTGCGCGGATTGCGCGAGCGGCTTCCTTAAAACGGTTTGCGATGTACGGATACCAACGGCGCGTTTGATCGTCATTGCGCAAATCGTTCGCGCCCTCGACAAACTTTTTCTGAGCGTCGTCCATTATCTTAGCGCACGCTTCCCGTTCAGCCCGGATCGCCTCTGCCAACTTTTGTTCTCGTAGCATATCATCCTCCTTATTAAACGCGTGGCGGGAACGTCCACCAGTGATCGTCTCGATTCGCCGCGATGCCACTTTCGCGCTGCGGTATCTTCATATAGTAGTTGTATGGTGGATACGCCACTTCTCCGTCAACGAAGAATACGTTTAGCTCGCACGTATCGTCTTCATGCACTTTCGTAATGATAGCTGCATACGGTCCTTTCGTACGCGCTTCGTTGTTAGCGTCAGACGGTAAGCGCCTGTAGTAATGTACGATACGTCCTACACTTGGTTTCATTTTGACCACCGGGGTTTGGTTACGCTTAACACATTAAGCGGTTAGAGAGGATAGGTCAATGCGGGCTTGTGTAAGGTGGAGCGGGGCGTCACTTTACACAGCGGCTCTTGTGTAAGTTAGAGGCTTCACAAGCTTTGTACAGTTTGTAAGGATTGTGGCGGGGAGGGAATCAGTTTACAGATTGTATAGGTTTACAGATTGTATAGGTTTACAAATTGTACATTTAGCATTTTGGCTAAATGCTAAATGTCATTTAGCAATTTTGCTAAAATAATTTTCTGGAAATTTTGCAGAATTATCGGGGTGGGCGGGAAAGTCAGCGCGCAAGATACGCGGGGTGCCCGTACGCCCTACCCTCCCCCTTAGCGCTTTGTACATTTGACACGTGTACAATTCGACGTACCACAGGTAGTACGACGGCGCGTCTTGACACACTACTAATGGTGTTAGTTCCATAATATATGTTATGCGAATAGCAGCCGCCGAGGTGTGCAATGTGTATGTCTCGCGCACATATGGCGTATATGCGAAATTGCGTTGCAACCACGGAAAGCGCGGCAGACTGAACGTATCGGACGTTCTGGACGCTTTAGCATTCATGCTACCCAAAATGGGTTTGTTCGCCCAATTTGGGTTTTGAGTTATTTTACCCGAATTAGCAATTTTGCTAAATACCGGATTTTTGCTTGTGGGATACTGGTATGCATCCCCTTTCCTCCAAGAAAGGGGTGAGATGCAGAGCCAGTACACCTATCACATAGGTATTGGAAACTGGTAATGTAGTATTCAGAACTATATCTCGCATTACAATTTGTATATTACTGCCTTTTAATCGCTTCTATTCTATCAGTTACTTCAAGAGCTTCCATGTACAGCCTAAATCGGTACTATCGGTACTTAGGCCCTGTAGTCTGACTGTACTTCCGAGCGCTTCTATTCCGGTGGTATAGTACAACGGTATGGGCGCGTATGGCGTATGTATGATATGCGGCCAATGCAAAATAATGCGTTTAGCAATCAAGATAGCGCTTGACATAGGCTGGAAATGGGCAGATTGAGTAATTTCTACCACGGCAATCTGATTTGAGAGGACAAGCCCAATGAGCGCCAAGCCAACCGTTCTGTTAAGTGCAAACCCTAATCGCCACGGTCTAGTGCGCCTGCTAGCCTACGATCATGGCACGCCGGACGTGACGTATGTTGTTACGGAACCGGGCGATGAGGACGGCGCGGAGTTTGACGGCGACCTTGAAGCAGCAAGAAAACACTATGAAGAATGCCGCAAGGCGTGGTCAGAAACTCCAAATTGGGATGCACAAGAGGAATATGATCGCGGCAATCGTTGACACTTGTACAAGAGAGGACAAACGACAATGAATGAGCTAATCGCATATGTAGGCAAAAAGCTTGGCGATGGAATGGGAGCGGAACGCTTTGGCGATACGTCGAGGCGCGAATTGCTCGACTTCAAAGGCAACAAGATTGGAACATGCGCCCTAGCATCTAGCTGGCGCGTCAATTCCTATATCGGCTCGCATATGCACCAAATATACGCCACGTCTAAAGGTGTGGAATATACGGGGCGCGGTTTTGGCGAGGGAATGAGCGTACGTTTGCGACCACTGGCGAAACAACCTAAGAAAGCCGAAACGCGCTAAAAGCGCGTTGCGTACGATTAGCCCCGTGCGCCTGACGATGGCAGGCAATGAGAGGACAAAGACAATGACAATCAAACAACGCGGCCTAATCGTCGCATCGGACGAAACCCACGTTCTCATTAGCGCGACGGTGCATCTTGCATATCGCATCAAATCATTCTCAAACGGCAAATCGCCTAAGACGTGGGCGGCGTTGCGCACCATGTTAGACGCGAAGCGCCTAGCGTCAGAAAGCATCTTCGATGCGGCGCACGGCAAGCGCTATATCCTCTTTGTGTACAAAGACGCGGCGGAGCGCAAAGCGTGTTGGGATCATTTGACGCGCCCAAATCAATAAACCGACCACTGGCGAAACGAGAGGACAAAGACAATGGGAATTATGGCATTCGTTTACGATAGCCCTTTGGGGAATTGCTCAAACAACGGTATGAGCGCACGCCACAAAGAAGTGTGCATAACGAATGTCGAGGGTCCGTTTGTCCCGACGCCCGACATGCCAGCGTGCAAGCTTGTCGTGCGTTCCACTGGCAATCTGATTTGCGTGCCTGACGATATACCGGCCGGCAAATGGAAAATGTTTGGTGGCGCTTTCGTGTTCACGTCAGATAGCCGATTTAGTGAAAAGGTACGCGAGCTAACAGGCTACGCGTATGGCTTTCCCGTGGCGATACATGATCGCGTAGAATAGCAATTTGACCACTGGCGAAACGAGAGGACAAAGACAATGACGATTTATCTCTATCGGCGCGGCGACGGGAACGAAGGAAACTTTAAGCGCTTCCTTGTCGAGCTAAAGACAACCGATTGCCCATATGCGGCATTGCGTGCGCTTCTGGCGAACGATTACATTGCGGGGCGCAATACGCGCCGGCATATCATCGCCAACACAGAGATTGACGGTGAGGCGGAGTTTGGCCTTCACGCCACGGTGTATGAAGGACCGAAAGGTGAAAGCGCATTTGATGCGGCATGGCTGACTGCGGAATTGCAGCCTGTAGAAGATGCGGAATACGAAGAGACAGCGGAATGTCACAATACGCGCTCCGCAGCGTGCTGGATAACGGCGCGTTGAAATTGTACCGCAAACAAGCCAAGCGCTAATTGACCACTGGCGAAACGAGAGGACAAACGACAATGATTTATGTGAAATTCACGGACACAGAAGCTAAAACCGTCAATAAAGCGTGGTACGAATTAGAAGCCTATCTGGCGCGACGCGGCAGCGCAGCGGCGCAAGTGCTACAAGACGCGTTGCGC